TCTAAGCCGAGAGTGGGTGAGTACATTAATATATTTCCGACGATCAACGAGATCGCCAAGATGTATAATATGGCGCACATCATTGGCTTTGATGAATGGGATAAGAAACTCATCTACGCTCCTCTTGAAATAATCTAGAAAAACTGGGGAGTCATTTCTGACGCCCCAGTGAGTGTCCGTCAATATAAGAACTTTGGTCATTATCAAAATCTCGGATATCTTATCATGAACAAATAGTCATCAACTTCATCAGGCATAGGATGAAAAACATTTTCATATCTTATGAACGACTCAAATGTATTCCTATCATGCACTATCACAGCATCGCCATCTGCAAGTTTTTTCATCCATTCGATTGCTGTCATTAAGCCCTCTTTTTCCGATTGTTAGATGTGTAAAGTTCATTATCGTACTTTCTGAGAGACTTGTCAATAGCATCTCTGATTGATTCCAGTCTTGCACGATAGTTCTGTCTGATATAGACATTCTCTTTCTGATTTAACAGATTGGTAATTAGATGCTCAATTTGAAACGGTACTTCGTTGTTCATTTTCTTCCTCGTAAAACTTGATTAAACCTTCTTTGGCAATCTTTCGTTTCTCTTTCTTTACTGCTTCTTTCTTCTCAAATCTTTCCATGAAGTCGTTTATATTATCATATAAGTTGACAGAAAGCAAGTGATTATCATCACCATCTACCAGATGTGCTGCATGTCCATTGTTTATGACCGTTTCTTGGAAATTCTTGTATATGATATACCTATTCTTTTCTTCTTTGTTTATTCGTCTCAGGAATGCAAAGTATATTACCTGAGTAAAGTATGCAAACGGATTGGATCCTCTGTTTGGATCATAATCGTTGAAATACAATATGCAGTTTTCTATTGCATCGGAAATCATTTCATCTCTGTAAGAGTAGTTTAGGAAACATGGCTTACAAGATAGTTTGTTTGCAATCTTCCATATACACTCACCAATATAGTTAGAGAGTCTTGGTTCTTCAAGACCTTTTTCTCTGGCCTCTGCTACTTTTCTTTTGTGTTCTAATATTTCCTGATAGAACTTTTGATTGTCTACATAATGTACTTTATTTTGTTTGCTCATGCACTTTTCTCTTGACAAAGGGTTGACAGGTGTGTATATTGGCTATGCCATCGATGATATGAATAACTTTAATTATACTTCTGTTAGTTCAATCATCTTCTTGATTTGCTTATCAAGTATCTCTTTCCTGTTAGGCCACTTAATCATAGGCTTATCAGGATCTTTTGCTAGATGTTGAAGCAAAGGCAAATAAGTCTTCCTTAAAAGCCTCAGTCTATTCTTCAACAAGTCTACCTCATCTGTTACACCAGAAGATGTAACAATCTCTTCCTCATCATGAAAACTAAATCCAAAGTCATTAGTTTCATCTAACTCTACAACTATTTCGTTTGCCATTAGTGTAATGTTCCTCTGTTGTTGGAAGATAGAGACCTAAGAAATTCATTTACCACATCTCTCAGATTGTCCATATCTTCGTTGCTTTCTTCTACTACCTTATCAGACTTGACTACAGCATCTATTTCTCTTTCCAGTTCTTCAAGAAATTCCTCTGTAGTTGTATCTTCTTCATATATCGAATTGGATTTGAACTGACTAGAGAAATGTTTTACCGTATCAAAGTAATAGTCTTTTAGACTTTCATTTGGTTTAGACATGGTAAGAATGTCTCTGCTATAAATATTAAATTCCTGCTCAGAAGAAATCTTAGCAAATACCCATTGCATCAAAGATAAAGAAACGAATCCTGGTTTACTGGAAGGTATACATACAATCTTCATCGGGTTCTTTAGGACAATATGAGTTTCATGTCCTTCTTTAGGTTTAGGCCATGCTACTTCTGATATCAAGTCTTCGCCCGAGTTCAGTCTTATATGATATACTTCTTGAGCCATGACTTATCCTTTCAATTCAATCTTATATACCTTGAAAGAGAACTTCTCTTCGGTATATAACTTTATTCTTTCTGCAAAATGTTTTAGAGTGTAGTTCTCATGTTTCTTATATCTCATGTCATCTGCGATATCAAATAACTGAGCAGAATCTTTCGTTTCACTAGTACGTAATCCACGTCCAATGGACTGTAGATTTCTTATCCGAGACTTAGACGGAGAAGCAAATATAATGTTATGCAGGTTTCTAATATTGATGCCAGTGCTGAAAGTGCCAAAACTAGCAACAATAATCGCATTAGTTTCTTTTTCAACAATGTGTCTGATTTCTTCTCTGATTTCAACGTCTGTATCTCCACTTACGAAAAATACCTTTCTGTCAGCTCCAACTCTCTTATTAATTTGATCGTGGAGTATCCGTCCATGCTTGTCAACGTACTGGTAGAGGACGAGTGTGTTACCAGATAAGGAAACCGCGAGATTAGATATGAACTTGTTCCGTCCTTCGTTAAGGACAAGATATTCAATTTCCTGCTGATAAGTAAATCCTTTCGCAGCCTGACAGATAGACTCACTATGTCGAAGAAGAAGGCACTTGATTTGGAACTCAGCCAAGTGTTTAGCGTCCATGAGTTCTTTGGTAGTAATGACTTTGCGAACTGATCCGAATAGTCCTTCAAGAACAAGTCTGTGTGTTTTTGTTCCGTCCAAAGTGCCTGTAGTGCCAATTCTGTATTTTGCATTTGTTAGTCCTGTCATAATATCTGTAAGAGACTTGGCTTTGAACTGATGTGCTTCATCACCGATGACAAAATCAAATTGTGCGAACCACTTCTTAGGCATCTGGTAAATAGATTGCCAAGTTGAAATTGTCAGGAACTTGTTTGTATCTTTTTCCTGACCCTGATAGATTTTGTGTATATTATCATCAACATTCCAATCATTCGTAGCACTATAATCTTTGAAGTCCGACGTTAACTGTTCTACTAGTGATATCGTCGGAACGACTATCAAGCCTCTTTTCAATCCTCTATGTGATAGAAAACGAGCCAAAAGATAAATAATAAGAGACTTACCACTTGCAGTGGGGCTAAGTAGTAGAGTCCTTCGTGTACGAATTGCATGAACGAATGCATCCAACTGATAATCTCTTGGAGCATGTTTCGGCCTTATTTTATCTACAAATTCGTTAGCCTCTGCTAAAGAAAATTCCTCATCATAACTTTCGTTTTCATATTCCCATTCGTAGTTTCGTTCTTCACAAAACTTAGCAACATAAGGTACAAGTCCGCGATATAGTTGTTTGTTTCTTACATCAAACAATCTTATCTTTCCATCCCACAGTCTTGCCTTATATTGTGGCGTAAACTGATAGCCTGGAACTTGGAATGTAAATGTTTCACGAAGTTCATAAGCAATATCATCTTCACAGATGACTCTCACGAATGCTTCATTCTCATTCACTATGATTACTTTACTGCCCACCTACAAATTTTTCCCAATCCATGTATGATTTCAGTTGCCAAGTTCTATTGTTCAATTCTTTCAGAACGTTTTTGCAGAACTCAACAATTTCTTCATGCATAACTTTCTTTAGTAGTATGTTATTTAGTTCAGTATCAGAATCAAGATAATGCTGCAAGTCTGCACGAAGCACCTTCTTCATCATTGGTTCTAGACCGTACTTTTCTAAGTCTTCTGGATTATTAAGATCGCCAGAATAGTATTCCCACTTTATCTTGCGCCGTGAGTTATATTCTGCTAAGAACTTCTTGACAAGGAGATTGTGATGTGTCATGATACGCAAATACTTTGCATGAAGTTTTGGTATGTTAGCCATTGCTTTTTGAGGTTCAGTCTCATCATAGCCTGCATCTTTTACCCACTCTTCCATTAGAGTGTCAATATTCACTGGCGGTTTCATAGTTTCTCCATTACAAAAAATGTATATTACTATACTACGTTTTTAAGTAAAAGTCAACTACAATCTTTCAAAATTGAAGATATCATATCTGAATGTTAGATCGGCTGTAGGAGTCGTATCGGCTGAATTTGTTGTGCCGAACTGGATGCCGCTGAGACTGACAGGGAAGACATTTTTAAATCTGATACGAATATTAGGAATATTGGCATTTGTATTCACGGTCAGCATTCCATCTTGATATGGAGATGCGTCTTTATCATTGTATTTGATATATTGTTTACCACTCTCTGGTCTAGTAAGTGAAACAATCCACTTGTATGTTTCTTCCCAAACTCTCAAGTCTTCGTCAATCAAAAATGAAATAGAAAAAGATTCAAAAGTCATCTTTGTAGGATGACGATATACATTTGAGTATGGTGTGGATACTTCAATTTCACTAGATGAGACTCCAGGAAGATTAACACTCTGGCAAAAATATTTTGCAAAGGGAAGATTGGGAATGACAAATGTATATCTAGTTGTCTGTAGAAAACTAGTATTGTCTGGTATAGTAGTTAGAAATGATTCTGTTGACATTGAAGTACCTCTGTACTATTTATAAAAGAAAAGGGCAGCATTGCTGCTGCCCCAATCTCTGTCTTGCCCCCGACAATCTTATGATTACATAAGGTTGCGAACGCGGAAGATACGATAGTAGTTGTTTGTGCGGGCTGTAAGAACACCAAGACCAGCAGTTGTACCCTGAGCGAATGGGTTTGCTACCATGCCGTAACGTGTCTTGAAGCCGATCTTTGGCTGGAATGTATCCTGACCGATAGCGCGAACCATCTGGAGAGGAACGTATGGGCAGTAGAACAAGCCAGCGTCATAAGGAGAAGTACCCTTATAACCAACTAGAACTAGTTCGTCGCCATTTGAAGAACCGCCGAAGTATGGGTCGATATAGACCTTCACACGGCCGTGCATAACACCAGCGAATGTGTTGCCTGTATCGTCAACTTCTAGGTTAGCCTGAAGAGCAGGTGTGTAGTCAAGAACGCCAGCCATTGCAAGAGCAGAAGCAACGTCAGAAGATAGGATTAGGGTATTACCCTTACCACGACGAGTTGCCTTAGCGATTGCGTTGCATTCACGTTCGATCTGGAATACAAGACCCTTGAACTTTTCAACTGACCAACGGCCGTTTGAGTCTGTGTCAAGGTCGAATGTACCAGAAGTTGTTGTACCGTAAGCAGCACCAACTACAGCCTGTTCGTAGATTGTACGAATGACTTCACGGTTGATTTCAGCTAGGATTTCTGTAGACAGAATGTTTGCAAGTTCTGTCTCAGCGTCAAGACCGTGAACAGCCTTAAGATCCTGAGCCAATTCCATTGTGTATTCAGCCTTTAGAGCGCGTGAGCGGGCTGTTACAGTTACCTTCTCAATTGAGAAAGCCATTTCAGCAAACAAGTTGCCAGCAGCATCACCAAGGGCTTCTGCCTTAGCTGTTGACATACCGTTAGCTGTTGTGAATAGTGTTGAGTCTAGAACGTTTGAAACTGGGTTTGTACCTGTCTGTAGTGAACCACCAACAGTATCGCCAGCCTTGTTAGAAGATGAGAAGCGAGTATTAGCTTCGTTGAAGAAAGCTTCTGTACCGTTCTGATTGTCATACTTTGAACGCATAGCGAAGATAAGTCCTGTTGGACCTGTCATTGGCTGAACGCCGCAAACATCATAAGCAATCAACTTTGGTAGAGAACGACGAACCAATGAGATAAGAATTGGGTCATAGTTCTGAACATATGTGCCAGTTGCGTTTGCTGGAGCAGATTCGTTAAGTTGACGGCCTTCTTCTGCCATAGCCTTTTCCTGGTTCTCAAGAATGATGGCTGTAACAGCACGACGGTAAGAGTCCTTAATCTTTCCTGCACCTTCGTGGTCCAATACTGGAGACCACTTCTGTTCTAATTGTTCTGTAAGATACATTTAATTTCTCCTTTTGAGATATCTTAGTATTATTTATTGTTTTCCATTACTTAGGAAGTGATTTACCAAGTGCGCGAACGTACTTGTTCATTGGTGTATTTTCCTCAGAAATCATTGTCTGGCCTTCTGTACCTGGTACAATTGTATCAAGTTCGGTCTGAGCATTTACTGATGTTGGGAAATAGCTTTCGCGCAATGTCTGAATCTTCTTTGCATATGAAGAAGCATCTACAAATTCAACGTTCTCTGAAAGCTGCTTTAGCTTCTCAGCCTGAGTTGCTGTTAGACCTTCAGTCATGGCGTGCATAACTTCGTTCTTATAACTCTCAGATAGAACCTTTGTCAATTCAACATTACGTTCAATTTCTTCATTTAGCTTGGATTCAAGTTCTTCAACCTTGTTACCAAGTTCTTCAACAACTGAAATCTTGTCTTCTGGAATATCAATGTAGTTCTCAGCAAATAGCTGACGTAGGCCAGAAATGAAGTCTTCTGTTAGTTCTGTACGAAGACCGGCTTCGATAGCCACTTCGTTGTCAGACACCCACTGCTCAACCACATAGTTTAGATAGTCATCAACGTTAGATGACAACTCTTCCTTGATTGTGTCTACTTCCTCTTCTAGAGTAGCAGCATACGCTTCTTCTAGACGAGCAATTTCTGACTGCATCTTAGCTACTACAGCAGCCTCAAAAATTGTTACGGCCTTCTGCTTAAATTCCTCTGATAGGTCTTCACCAGCAAAGAGAGCCTCTACGTGTTCGTTCATGTCTACTTCGTAGTCATAGTAAGGAACTTCTTCTTCTGCTTCTTCTGAAACAAACTCAAAGTTCTCTTCGATTGCAGCTACGATCTGATCTTCATCATAACCTTCTTCAATCATCTGGTCGATGAAATCCTGAAGTTCTTCTGTCATTTCAACAGATTCATCCATTTCTTCCTCTTCCTCTTTTTCCTTCTTAGCTTCTTCTAGAACTTCATCTTCAAGTTCTAGGTCTTCTTCCATTACTTCCTTCTGCATTGGCATTGCTGGAACAGCGCCCTTACGTGAAGGTGAAGCCTGAGATGTGTCCTGCTTCATTGTAGCAGCTTTGGCGCCAACGTTATCGCCTTCGCCTGGCTTCTTTGGTGCATCTGCTACCATTGCAGCCTGGTTGCTCATTGGACTTGGCTCAACGCCGCCCTTTGTGCCGCCACCTGGCTTTAGTGTGGCCATGTTTGGATTGGAAGACTTAGCGCCAGCATCTGGAGCCGAATCATTTGATTCGTTCATCAAGATTGCCTTTGCCACTTCTGTTAATGACTTACTCATATGAGAATACTCCTTTTTCGTATTATTTATAATTCTTTAAAGTTTAGAGATAAAGTTTTCAAAGAGACGTAGTGCTACTGCCTCAATTTCATTTTTAGATGCTTCTTTGATTTGCTTTTTAGCCATCTCAAATTGCACTTCTTTCCAACCTGTGTCCGTTAGAACCCACTCTGCGTTTTCCATAATACCCTGTACAAAGGCATTTGGAGCAGATGGATCAGCAACGATATCGGCCGCTGTAGCCAAATGAAAATCGTCCTGAACAAGTTGATAACCGTTGTGTGGCTTTAGAGACCCTACGCCTCTGGTTGACACACCCAAACTAGCACCACCGTCTAGTAAACTCTTCACAATCTTTCCGTTAGGAGTATCCATAATCTTGGCTTTACCCATGATGTTATTGCCATCTGGATAAAGCTTGGTAATCATGTGTGATACACGATCCAAATTGATAGTTGGAGAATCAGGATGACCTAACTCACCAAACGCACGGTTCTTATTTACGTATTCTCTATTGTAACGTTCTACTTCCTTGTTTAGAACGTCAAATGGATATACACGACCGTTGCGGTTCTTTGTTTCGGCCTGCATGAAGATGCCTTCGATGAACATCTCTTTCTGACCAGTCTTTTCGTTCATTTCCGTTAAAAAATTAACGTGACTTACTTCTTCTTTAATGAGTTTCATAGCCCTAAAGCCTTCCTCTTTCTTAGTGATCTCTGGCGCTTCATCAATGCGCGGTTCATTTTGGACTTACGCTTAATCTTTGCTCTTCTGGCGCCCATCTTTCTACGACGGCGTTCAGCAGGAGACATACGCTGTAACTTACCACCACGCAAAGTCATGCCAGCAACATTAGATACTTTCTTGCGGCGCTGAATTTTACCGCCGCGAATACGAGCCTTGATAATTTTGATACGTGCTTCGTCTAGTGTTTCTTCTTCTTTAATTTCACTTGGACCTGCTGGTCTACTAGCTGCGCCTACTGGAGCAGCCATGGCTCTTTTTTGAAAATTTGGATCATTTGGCATGTATCTTGTGCTATATCCTTTTTTGACAGCAGCCGCCGCATTAGAAGCATGTTGACTACTTTGTTTTTGACCAACAGGATCTATTTTTTTAGTAAGTTCAACGGCTTTATTAACACTCATTCTATCATTTTGTCCAACAGGTTCTCTTTCCGCTGGACTTGGTTTAGACATACCAGAATAATCAATTTTTGCTCCAGATGTTGAAGCTGAAACTACTTTACCTTTTGTAGCAACTTGACTAGTGCCTGCTCTGGTTCGAACGGGTATTTTATTTTGATTTGTAACAGGAAGATTTTCTTCGCTCATGTAATCAGCAACAGAGTTTAGATAGTCAGCAGCTTTCGTAATCTTTGATTGAGTCCAGGCTTCTAGTTCTTTGTTGCCTTTAATTTTTGACATGATGCTTTTAGCATCTTTTGTAATGGCATTCAATTCGGAACGAGCCATAGAACTTTCTTCACCGCTTTCTACATCATCTTCGACTAGACCTCTTTGCTGCAAAGCCCATGATGGCTTATCTAGACCTTGCTCAGTCATCTTAGCAGCACACATCTTCTTGGCTTCTTCCAGCTTCTTAGCCATAATCAATTCAACTGTTTCTTCAAGAATGGAATCAGCAGAAACAAAATCTCTATTTACAATTGAATTGACTAAGTTAATCATGGAAACGGACCCTTTTTGTTGAATGCATATGGATCTGCGGTCTGACCAGCATCAAAGTCTTCGTTGTTCTTTCTTAGGTCGATGAATAAAGTGAAAGCATCGTTGTTCTTATTGTTATTGATTGATAATAGAATGTCGCCAGTTGTTGCATCGCTTTCCATAGGAATGATTGCTCCATCGCCCATGCTCTGGAAGTCATAATCAAATGAACCTGAACCAATGGTTACGATTTCAGCATTTGATGTGCCTGCCCACTGTATAGTGATATAACTGTTGACCTTTGCATTACCAAAGATGCGCTTGATTGTTGTTCTGTAGCTTGACTTTGGATCAGCATTGGATGACATGATGTAACCATTTGTATTCAACGCAAATGCAAGTGAAGATGCATCTACGAGAGTAGAATTGGCCACAGCGGTGCCATCAGAAAGGAACACATACTTGATTAGTGACCTTTTATTTCCATCAATAATTCTTTGACCTTTTAATACGTTTGCCATACTACTGCCTTACTGCGAATGATACTATCTTGTTTAACTGTTCTTCGCTCTCATTCATCATCTTAATCATCTTTTGCTTGTTCTTGGTATTAAGGGACTCATAGAGCGAAATAACTTTATTTGCTTCTTCATTATTTAGCACAAATCGGTTTCCATTTAGATCAATCTCAACGGATTCTCTTACACCAGCAGCTTGAGCCTGCCATGCTCTACGTTCATAAGAAGCCAATCTAGAACGTATTGCATCTGCATCACCTTCTCTTTTCGGACCAGATATAGCCAGCTTTAGACCTGGCGTCATAGCTGTTAATGCTTTTGCACCTGCATCAGCAGCTAACGCTGGCAACTTAAACGGCTTTCTTGGCGGCTTTGGCGACTTTGTATCTTTTGGTTCACGTTTACCAGTACCTTCTTCATCAGGTTTGCTTTTCTTTTCACTCCTTGCAGGTTCTTTCCATTTATCAGCGCCTTGCCAAGGTTGACCTTGCGCTTTTTCTGTTGCTCTTGGCTGAGATGATGGTTCTTGAGTTGGAGAAATTCTATCTCCAGAACTTGTAGAAGGTTTAGTATCTGTTGCTGTTGTCACACCAGATTTAACGTCTTTTAGACTATCGCCTCTTAGCTTTTTTGTATTTTCTGGTTCAGCGCGATCTCTATCATCAGGAATATCTGTTACTCCTTTAAATTCCGCTGGTTTACTATATGGGTTAACAGTCTTCTTTCCTATACCTTTATCACTAAAAGCAGAAGTTCCTTTTGAGTCTGCCTTTGCTTTTGGCAAACTACCAATAGGTCTATATGGAGGCGTTTCAACTTTAGTAGGTCTAATATCACCTAATCCTGTTGTGCCCGCACCTGGCCAATTTTGTGCCTTTGAACTTATTTCTGCTTTTCCTTGAGCAACTTTTTTCTTATATCTGGCTTCTCTTTCTGTATCGGATTTTATATTTTTTTCTAATTCTCTTTTACGAAGATAATCTTTAACATCACTTAAAACTTTATCATCTTTAGGTTCCGGAAACTTAGTAGGTTCATTCTTAGCAGTCACACTTGGTCGCACTGTAGGAACAACTTGATTACCACTAGGCAAATCTACTTTTTTAGGAATCGTTTTGAATACATCAGATTTAATGGTTTTACCTCTAGTACCTGTTTCAATTTCTGTTTCAGGTTCGTTTGGTCTTAACCTATCTCTTCTATTTCGTCTTCCAGCCGCGGCTCTTGCATCGCGCTCTTGCTTCCATTGATTAAGTTCTTTAGATTTTTTATCTAAAGATTTTAAAATATTACTTTGTTGTTTTTTTTCAATAGACCTGGCTCTTTCTAAAGACTTGCCAATCATATCTTTTACTGTTTTAGATGATGAAGATCCACTTATGCGTCCTCCTGCTCCTGCTCCTGCTCCTGAGGGCCCATATTGTTTTGGGCCAGGAATACCATATAAGTCATCCATTCTATCTGAATAACCAAGTTCAAACTCATTCAAAGCTTGAAGATTGCTTTTAAAACTTTCTCTCACACCTTTGGCCATAGCCATGTTTGCATCGCGTTCATACTTCTGTCTTCTTGCTTCGACACCAGTTATGTATGGTTTATCTTTAAGATCCGAAGAAACGTTTAACTTGGTCTTTTCTCTTTCCAGTGGCTTCAACTCTTTTGCAACTTCATCTTCATCTTTCTTTGTAGAAGAACTTGAAGAATCATTACCACCACTAACGCTTCTTACAATTCCTCTAACGATATCGCCTAACCAAGTTTCATTAATTCCAATCTCGCTGAATGGAATAGAAACATACTTGTCGATAGCCTGTGCATAATACAATGCTACTTTTTGGCCATCAGGAAATACACGAATAGCCTTACGCTTCAATAGAAGAACAGATGGGGCATCTTTTTGAGAGTAACCATATCTCTTGACTCTAGGATCCATCTTTGTGAGATAATCTTTTGTGTCAACTACAACAGATTCCTTCATCACATTCTGCTTAACTTTCTGATAAACAGGTTGATTAGAAAGAACCTCAGACATAAGAGCATCAAGCAAGTTGAGAAGCATACGCTTTTCCTGTGCAGTCATCTTATCGACTGGCTTATCAAGAGCGCGTTTTAGTGAAGTTAGTTTCTTAGCATCAAAAAGACCAGCACGAACAAGAGCGGCTAACTTTTTAGTTTCCGCTTCTTCTTTTTCCGTAATGAGATTGTATTGTTCTCTTAGGTCTTTGATGCTTTTCATGGTATATTAGCCTTTTTTTCCGTAATGCAGATAATCAATTTCAGCTTTCAATTTTTGTTTTGATTTCTTTAATAATCTATCAGATTGGTTTGCGTATTTGTCTTTTTCTTTGGAACTTTTAGCCTCTCTAGATTTTTGATCTGCTTTTCTAGATGCACGACCGGCAAGTTGCCATGAAATTTCATCAATCTGTTCTGCTTCCTCACTTACTTGACCAAAGTAGTTCTGAGCAATAACGGCCTTGCGTTCTTCCAACTTCTCTACAGCCTTTGTAGAAAGAGCGTTGGAAAAATGTGTACGCATTTCGTCTAGGTTATTTGCTAGAACACTATCTAATGCTTTGTTTACTGACATTTTGTTTGACTCCTAACCAGTTCTTATATTTATTCTTCTATTAACTCGCAGTGGAATAAATTGATTACTCCACTAACTTTATTGCTGACAACAGTAGCATCTAATTGATGAGGTCCCGAAACAACTTTTATTCTTGAACCTCTTGGCAATAATGCTTCTAGTTCACCAGGATTTGACGAAATTGCATCGGTATAAATTGACCTCTGTCCTTTTTTAACCTCTATCTGCAATACTACAGGCGCATCATTACCTTCTGTAAAACTGCTTATAGCAACATCATAACTTAGAGATGTAGAAATATATCCTCTAAAGATATAATCTGAGCCAGGTTTTATTTTCTCTGGCTTATATCTTTCGCTCAGACCTGTGTAAACCGTATAGTCAAACGGTGCTTCTGTGTTCTCAAAGGCTGAGTCTATGTTATCTACATAGTTTTCCAATTGACTCGCTTCATCATCCGACATATCTGGTTCGTGACCCATATACAAAAATCTGTTGATGTATTCATACCCGTCAGCAGTATAATAACCTATAGCACTCAGTTCATTTTCATCAAACATTCCAGCGTTATAAAAGTTGTAAAGTTCTTTGTTTACTTTTAACGCTTCTTTTTCTTTGACAGAAGTAATCTTCTTATCTTCCTTTTCACGACTATTTAAAGTCTTAGCATAAAAATCAGTTTCATCTTTTTTCTTCGGCGCACCAAAAGTTGCAAATCCCTGAGAAGGCGATAGAGATTTGGAATACGAGGCCTGAACTTCTATACGACTTTTATAAGGAACTAGTCTGCCGTTATCTACAACGTAAGCAACTTCTCCCTTGCTATTTGCATAACGACCAAATCCCATATAAGTCAAGCCAAGTTTTTTGGCTTCCATTGAAGCGGCTGTCTTAGGTTCTGACTTAACCTCTGCGGCTAAACTTTCTTCTAAGTATTCGTTAAATCTCTTCAACGGGCTGGCTCCAAAGTATCATTGACAAATCTACGACGATTGCGCTCACGGTCGGCATCCATTCCCATATCTAATGGATCCATTTCATCTTTACCTGTGCCATCTTGTACTGGCATTTGTTCTTGCGGTACACCCTGCTGTGCCATATATTGTTGCATCATTCCCTCTTGTGGAGTTGGCGGAACAATATTTGGAGTAGGTGCGGGCGCCTGTGCAGGTAATGGATTGCCTTGGTCATCCGTTTGAATTGGATTACCATTTTCGTCAGTAGGTGTTGCTGCCGCTTGTTCTTCTTCTATCTGACTTTGAATTTCTTCAATATCTTCGTCATCCATCATGAGGATATTCTTACGTACCCACTGCATGGAATAATAACGACCGACATATGGATCTACTGCCTGTAGAGTGGCAATACGATTCATCAGAAGTTCAGATTCTTTTAGTTCATCAAAGTTGTTATCTTTCTTGAAGTCATAGTAGATATCTTCTTTGAACTCTTTCCATTCTTCTTCGGTACAAACTTTCTTGAGTACCAATTGAACACGAAGAATGTCATCAAATAGCGTAGCAAACTTATTGCGTAGTCTGTCAATGAACTTTGAAAACTTTAGTTCTTCTCTAGTAATTTCTGTTGTGCGACCTAGAATGCCGCCACCTGGTTGCTGTTCTAAGCGACCAATAGGAACGCCAAGTGCTTTGTACAACTTGCGTTCAAAATACTTTACATCTTCCAATTCGCCAAGATTCTGGCCGCCAGGAAGAGTTGTGATTTCTGTACCTTTACCGCCTTCACGACGAGGTAGCCAGAAATCTTCCAACATGGAAAGATGCTTACGGTCATCCTTGATTTCGCCAGTCGTGCTATCGTAAACTAGCTTGTTACGATACTTGGTCATGATATCTTTTAGGTATTGTTCAGCCTTGATTGTTGGCATGTTACCAACATCGATATAGAAAATGCGGCGCTCGGGTGCGCGTGAGAGACGATAAATTACCGTTGCGTCTTCAATCATTCTCAAGTTGTTTAGCGGTTTAATGGCCTTATGCAGATACGAGAGAACCATCGCTCTCTTGCTATCCATTAGACCTGAATTGACATTGATGATTGCATCTACGGCAATCTTTGCACCCAAGTTAGAATGAGCGCCAATAATTCCTCTTTCGTTGTAGAGGTAGTATTCGTTGATTTTATTGATGACATCGATGGTTGTGCGAGGATCTTTCGTCTTCTGTATTTCACGGATTTTGCGAATACGACGAGGATCAATATACCTTAGTTCTTGAATACCTTTAGCTGGGCTGCTGTCATCGATGATTACATGATAGAACATACGACCGTCAATATACCAACGACGGAATACATCATGACCCATGTTACCAAAGTTCAGCAGCTTTAAAGCAATATCAAACTCATCACGAATTTTCTTTTTTACAGACTCAGGTTGCTTCAAATCGTCCATGTTAATTTCCACAGCCTTATCTTTGGCTGTGTTTACGATGGCCTCATTAACGATTTCGTCTACTGCCGTTTCCAATTCTGGCTGCATTGACATTTCACGATATCGTGTAATAAGTTCGATTTCGTTACGAACAACACCATCTAAGTCAACATATGTTCCATAGTACGCTCCAGATTGGATCGTAACAGCACCATCATCGTTTTGCGGTAAGGCAAACGACTTATTGGTATCTACTGTGGAAGCAGTATCTTGCTTCGTCTTTTTACGTGAAATCTCAAAACCAAATAATTGAACCACCTACGATCCTCCGATAAAAAGGGGGAGAGAAAATCTCTCCCCTCTTCTTATATATTAAGCGCCTAGAGGCGGCGTCTGATTGGAGCCAACTGATGCCGCACCAGAAGCAGCAACGCTGTCAGTAGTATCTGATTCCCACCACTGATAGGCAAATGTTACTGCATATTCTTCGATTGTATCATTAGCACCCCAATCAAGTTCAATTGGAGAAATGTCAATTGGGAACATGCCAAGAAACTTATATATCTTTAAAATTTCATCTCTTTTGCCAAACTGAGTTACAAATCCGTCTTGCTGATAGTTTGCAGGATTTCTGAACCCAGCCGCACGAACGTTTGAAACATGTGAATTAAGTTTGCTCATCCAACGTTCAAAAGCGTTACGAATGACAAAATCTTCGTCGTTGATGATAGTAACTGTCCACTCTGTGAATGTACGATTACCAGCAAACTTTAGTTCACGGCCAAAGTAGTTGACAGGTACCTGGTTTACAGTGGAACCAGGCAACTGAGCGGCACGACACATAAAGTTATACTTAATCGCTGCTGTGCCAAGCAAATTTCCTAAGTACGGTAGTTCACAGTTAAACAGGTTTGGGCGGGCGCCGTCACCTGTCATCTGTGATCTAAATTCTTGTACATTAAATGAAGCCATTTGTCTTTACTCCTTTTGTTTATTTATGCTACATTAACGATTAGAACTTACCGACTACTTCTTCGAAGGCAACACCAGTTCTTACTGCTACGAAGTTCAACTGGATAAAGTTGATTGAACGAGCAGGCTTGATATAAATGTCGCCGATAAATTCGTTACGGTCGATAACTTCAGGAGTATTGTTTGTTTCATCGCAGACTACGCGGAAGTCATAGATGCCACGACGACCCTGTACGTCACGTAGATATGGTTCAATTAGAGCAACAAACTGTGCGCGTGTAAACTCATCGTTGAACTCAAACAGACTGTACTTAGCGGCTCTTGCGATAGCCTTTTCAAGTACAATGAATAGACGGCGAACGTTGATTCTGTCAAACGCTGATGGGCGTGTTAACATTGTCTTATCGCCATATAGAACAGTACCTTCGCCACGGAACGTGACAACAGGATTAATTCCGTTCTTGTATAGTTCGTCACGATCTGTCTTATCTGGGTTATAAGAAAGCTTTACAACATTCTTAATCTGACCACGATTGAATCCAGCTGGTGAGAACCATGGATCACGCTCAAAGTCTGTTCTTACGCATAGACCAGCAATATCACCATTCATTGGAACCCAACGATATGTGTTATTGTACTTGTCAAACTGATACTTCCAAGTAGAGTCCATAACAGCATAAGATGTTGAGCGGTTCATCGCGTTACGATATGAGATAACGTTGTTTGATGCTTCGCCTACACCGACTGAAACTACGTTTGCTCTTGTTGGTGAGCAGAATACCACGCAGTCCTTACGATATTCGGCCAAGTTGTCAATACAGTGTTGTACAACTGAAAGGTTAGCACTACCTGTAACAATCAAAGAAATATCAATTTCTTCTGCATTTGAGAACTTGTCATATGCTGTGATGCGGTTAGCATCTGTAACAGCACCAAGTGTGCCACCAGATAGAGAAACTACAGTCTGGTCAGTATCCTGAGTGAATGTTGTTCCTACTGCTGATGAACCCCAAGTAGAAGTCTGAGCAACGTTTGATATTGTGCTTTGGATGTGATTAATTACGTAGATATACTTTGAACGTTCATTAATTACGTTTACATAATAGTTTGAACTACCATCGCTTGTTATAGCGTCGGATGCTTTAGATACGTAAGCAAACTTCTCTAGAATAGTGTTTGCTACACCTGTAAACTTACCGTCTTCGTCTACAACAACCAAGTGCATTTCATCGCCTGAACCGTTGACGGAAGCAGCATACGTAGATGTGTTTGGTGCGCCACTAAACTGCTCTGCATATGGCCATACTTCTGAGTTCCAACTTTCACGGGCAATGTAAGCTGTGTCCACGTACATAGAAACCTTCAAACTGTTACCAAGATCACCAGGGAATTTAGCAGCAAACATACCAGCAGTATTGGCAGCTTCCATGTTGATGTAATTTGTTATGTAATCGTCAGCGTTCTTGATTAGAATGCCGTTACCAATAGAAGCGTTCTTTGCTGTCGTTGCATCGGCTGCACGGACAACTCTTAGGTTGCGGGCATAAGCCAAGAAGTTGGCCGCCGTAAAAAAGTCTGTGAAGTTGTTGTTATCTGGCTTACCAAAAGTATCTACCAACTCAACTTCTGAGGAAATTGTGCGAATCTCATCTAGAGGACCCCAGTTGAAATTACCTACAAAAGCACCTTCAGTTGTACCTACGGCAGGTACAATAGTTGTTAAGTCGATTTCTGATACATTTACGCCTGGTGACAATTGAAATGCCATCGTGTTTCTCCTTTAAAAGAAAGATTATTCATTCTCTACATTATTTAGAAAAACGAGTATTTATAGTCTAGATTTCCAATTCATATCGTCAAAAGGATACATTCTGTTACGATCCTCTTGCCAAATGTCACCCGAGGCGTCTTTTTCGCTCGGATTGTCTATACCATTATCTATGATTCCAAATGGTACAATATCCTGATCCATTACATCAAATAGTTCTTTCTGCAAAGTCTGTCTGATATCGTTCTGGATATTTTCTTTGAAGTATCTTTGACCTGTCAGCCAGCCAAAATGAACCAGCGTCATAGCCAAATCATCGTTATTACCCTCTTCGGCTTTGAAAGTCTGCTTGTCGGCCGAAAAAGTAGTCAATTCCATGATAGTCTGTTCGTCGTTTACGATAAGTTTGTCGCTCTCAACTAGAGTTTTAAGATTGGTACAACCTATCATTTTGGTCTGCTTAGACGTTTTTAGACCAAAGGCAATCTTCTTTTTGAATCCAGGAGACTGTTGCTGACCCTGCTTACCCTTCATTTCAATCTTGATTAGATTTTCATATGCAAAGTCGTTATGAATAATGTCGGACACTTGCAGTCCGATAGAGTTGATTTCTACCAAAATAAAGGCTTCGTTATATGCTTTTGCTATCTGGACAATCTTGGTAGGAAATAACATTGGCGATATCTTGTTGTCTCTGAAAATTGCTACCTGACGATAGGGTATCTCGGACACATCTATGATAGAGAACGTAGAATAGTCTAGTCCCTGACCTTCGGCCACGTCTACTGTCATACAGTAAGTTCTGCCTGGCTCAGGTTTCTTATAGATTTTAAGATGTCCTTCAGTTGCAATAGGATTATGCCAGACCAGAGAACGCAACTTGACTGGATGAATAAGTGTGTTTGTAGAACCGATAAACTCACACTCAAACTCTTGACGGAACTGATCAGCAGAAGTGTTACGAATTGTCTGTTCTTTCCACTCTTCGGTTCTACCTGGCACCATGCTCCAGTGGATTTCGATTGGTTTGTATTCGCTCTTGTGCTTGATAGCATCTTCCCACATACGATAGAACAGATTTAGACCGTTTGGTGTAGAAACGATAATAACCTTTGTTGTCTGACCAGAAGAAATAGTAGGATAGGTAGACATAAAGAACTGTTCGGCAATATTGTTTGGAACGAATGCGAACTCGTCAAGAAAGATTATGTTAAATGACCGACCACGAACAGATGAACCAGATGTGGAGTCAGCCACCGCTCTGGACCCGTTGGCTAGTTCAATCGAACCTTTGTTCCATTCTTTGACGCCTTGCTGTAGAAAGCGCGGTAAGTATTCGAAAGCTAACTGTAGACGACCCATGATTTCGCGGGCTGTAGCAGATTTGTTGGCCAGAATTGCTATGTTAACATTTTGATTGAACAGAATGTAGTGTAACAAATATGCAACAGATGTGGTAGTCTTACCTACCTGACGCGGCAACTTACAGATAGAAAATCGATTTTTATGAAAAGTTGTGAGCATTTCTTTTTGAAAATCCCACATCTCAAATGGCATAAGACCATGATCCACATTGATGATACGCATATATGTGCAGGCAAAATACACAGGATCAGCAGCACACTTTATAAACTCATCTATTTCATGCTGAGTAAAGGTATGCTTGTAATCTTCTTTTGGAAGATTTGGGTTATTGTTATAACCTTTATTCATTTGTAATATGGATTCTTTGGATCGGTATCACCCGTCACATCTGGCCACCAGTCAAGTTCATATCTTTTGCCTCTTTTAAACATAGCCTTCATTGACTTGATGCGCTTTTCATATTCTTCTTTGCTTGGTCTAACATTACCTTCAACTACATCCAAGACATACTGTATCGTAACAGCATTTGCACTTAGACTAGCACATCTTGCTCCAACTTCACCTTTAAGATGATCAAGCAATATACTTTCGCTGCTATCTGCTAGTGCGTTTGATAATTCATGTGGAACTTTTAGGTCAACATAAGAATAGACATAATCGTAATGTGGAACAGGGGAAGAGTGTAGAATAAACTCATCTAGAACTTCAACTCTTTTGAAACCATCAACGTCATACCATACCGCTCTATTAGCAGTCAATTCATCTGGCTTACCAAAAAACTTTTGAAGATGACTTGCATACTTGGCTGGTTCTGTATTTTTCCACTGTGATAGTGAAGAATCAGCAGACTCTAGCATATACTGTTTAAAGGTTTTCATTTTTCTTCTCTTCTTTTACACGTTGAAGCAATTCGGCTGTAGTACCAACAAAGACTGCCTTTTCTACTGTTACAGTCGTTTCTTCTTTCTTACCATTATCTTTCAAGTCTTTTGTTTTCTTTTGCAAGTCATACAAATCTTTTGTAGTGTCTGCGATGGTCTTCATCATCGTAGCCAGAACTTCGTATGCGCGTGGAGATTCTGACTCTTTGGCCAAATCAGTCAAACTTTCCATCGCTTGATTGCCCTTGTTTATCAGGTCACGGAAAGTTCTGCGAGATAGATTATAATCTGCATCCGCATCATTTGGTTCATGCGGAGTATTGACTATAACTTCCTGTTCTTTTTTAGGTGGTATAACTTCTACGGCTTTTTCTATACCAAGAGCATCACTTAATGCATTATTTGTTTTATTCATTTATTTCTGGCCATTCCTCAATTTGAGTATCATAACCATAATCGTCTCCTGGCTGAGCAGTGATTGGATCAGGTTCAATCGTAATCTTAGACAATTTCAATGGCGATATGTCAAAACTATCTATCTGATATCTAGCATTAGATGACAGAGCGCGAATAGTATTGTCTATCTTGAATTGTCCTTGAACTGCACCAAGAGCAAGTTTACCAGTGTTGGCTGACCAACTCAATACTACTCCATAAGCATTTGCACTTTCATAACTATTGCCTTGATATGCAATATCTTCTAGTTCAAACTTTCCGTTATTTCCAGATTCTAGATTCATGCGCGTAACATATCCGGCTTGCAGTGAAGGATCATTAAAAATGTTTGCGATGACTTTACGAATAATCTTTGGATTTGTTACTGGACCATAATAGTGTGCCTTCATAGTAAATATTAGAGTCCATGTAACAAAACGAACAGCATCAAAGTTGCCTTCGTGTTCGATATTGTTTTGCACCGATTCTAAAATTATAGGAATATCTTTTAATATACCAAGAGTGCTGACAGGATTAATAGTTACAGTGTAATCTGGTACAAAGTATGGTAATATCTGTTCTATAATTTGTGTGCCGTCATCAATATTTCTAGCATACAAGTTAAGTTCAAACGTCAAATCATACGGAACAGCCATATAAGATGACTTAGCT